ATAAGTCAGCGTAAGAAACATGTTGTTCTTATGTGACTTAGCTTCAACAACACATCGAGCAGCCCATTCACGAGACTTAGAAAGCCTGCAACCAATACATTGGCCGCAAGGAACTTTGAACTCAGAAAAAGGAATAGCTTTAGACGGATCAAACGTTATCGCATTAGATTGTCCATCTTTAGTCTTCTGACCAGCAAGACGATACGCTGTTATCGGGTGAAAGCAAGGCATTTTTCAAGACACGTAATATGAAGCTGACGAAGAATCGTCTCACGAGAAGAGCGAAAACGAACCTGAAATGAACAAAGAGCGACCCAAGGGCGATCGCGATAAAGCGTCCAAGTCACCAACTTGCGACGACCAACATAGCTTTCTTCACCAGGGATAAGCCAACAGACGCCAAAGTCTTTAAGAGTAAGCCGAAAAGCCGCAGTAGCCATAGCGCAGTTCCAAATGAAATTGAGATGTTCAAAATGATAACTATGACGACCGCGGCAGGTAACAAGGGTTAACGATTAGATTCGAAAACCGCCACGCAAGGGCGTAGCACGAGTATTCAAAGTCTTCGTACGTGATGCACCTTTACGAAAAATACGCTTAGATGCCTTACGAGAAAGCTTATGACGACGACGAGACATATAAACCTCACTTTTTAAAAAGTTTCTTAACGGCCTTGAAGGCCTCCCAAATCGCCGAACCAGAGTTCAGCAAAACATTAACGAACTTTAAGATCGTATCTATCATTTCGCAAGATGAGCGGCGCCAACAGCAGAATTTGTGATCGGCGCTGTTGAATTGAAGGGATTAATCAAATTCATCCATTGTCCAAATTTCCAAGCACCAGAGTGCTCTTTCATATAATCAAAAGCTAACTTCTGCTTCTCAGAAGCAATAGCAGAATTCTGAGTCATGAATTTCGCTTGCTTCAAATTCTCCTCTTGAATTCTATTAGCAATCTCCTGACCCTTGGTCTGAGACCACATCAAATTAGAAGAACTATCAGAAGCAACAGCCTGAGCGCGCTTCAAACCAGCATCAGCCTGCAAAGCAGAATTCTGAACGTAAGTCTGTTTCTCAAGAGCATCTTTCAAACTCTTCTCAGAATGCTGAGTTGACGTTTCAGCACCGGACTTCATAGCGCCAGCTAAATCAGGAGCAACGATCTGAGGCGCATTGCCAGGAACGCCAGAACCGCCAGTAGCTGAAAGTATCGGGTTAAGACCTGCTTTGCGCATATCAGCAACTTCCCACTGATGCCGATTCTGCATCAATTCTTTCTGATGCTTCCAACCAAAATAAGCTGATGCAGCAGAACTACCTAAATTCGCAACACCACCTATCGCTTCAGCCCAGCCAAAACCCATAATTACTGTCCTAAAGCAAAGATAACAACAGTGCCAACAACGGCAAGCCAAATAACTAAAGCCATAACAACTCCTTAGAAATGATCAACCAAGCCAGGCACTGAATACACAGGCATCGGACGAGCACACTTCAAACGAATATACGAATCAAACAAAAACTGCGGCTCATCCTGAACAGCGATTACACGCTCAACGGGTGGATTATCTTGAATGAATTGAGATGAAAGAGTTGGCAAAGAGCTGAACTTCTGCGCCAAATGCCAGCTGTCGAGCGTCTGAGGATCGGTCGACCGGAACTTGCCAGTAATCTGACCAGGGTAGTAACGATACTCGGCATAACGCTCTTGATAGCCAAAGACTTTATCGTCATCAGTAGTGCCTTGAGCATAAATCTCTTTGTTAAGAACAGCTTGTTCGCCAAGATGAGCAAGCACAGGCCAATAAAAGTCGAAACGACCTTGACGCGACCACATACGATTAAGACCTTGCTGATAGGTCAAATCAGCACGGACATTCACAAAACCAAAAACGTAGCCGTGTTCGACAAAAGACTTCGAGAAGCCATGGAAGCTGTCTGAAACAACACCATAAGCAGCCAAATTACCTTGCGGAGTTGTCTCATTCGTAGCTGAAGTCTGCTGGACAGGATTAACCGAAATACGAGCAGAAGAACCACCGAGATACTCAGGACGCTGCAAACGAGCATCAGGCGAGATTACGCCAAAGTGAGAACGAAGAATTTCTGTGTATCGCGTACCGCCGCGCGCGTCACGTTCATAGAGCTTTTGGATCTGGAAAGCTTGACGAAGGTCGTTGATGGAAATCGGAGTAGCACTAGACAAATCAGCAGACAAATTGTTAGCTAAAACTAAACCACGACCAGCATAAAAAGAAATTCGTCCTGGATCCGAAGGATCAGCTGCAGTAATACTCAAAGGAATGGCTTTAGGAACTAGATCCCATCGATCATCCTTCGAACCTAAAGTAACAGAATCAGTAAAAGAAACAGGATAAGGGGTAGACCAATTATCAACGGAACCAATGCGGTTATCAACATGATAAGAACCGTACTGCGCAGCTAAACTAACATCGCCAGAGACCTTCGCAGTGCCACCAAGCGAAATCTCCACGCCAGGACCTTTCTGCGGCCACGGCAGGCATGATGTGAAATAGTCGTGACGCTTACCACGACGAACTAAACTGTAGTCAGACAAATTATCTGGCCCATCGCCAGTCGGAACTTTCAAAGATTCTTGAAGATTCTCGTCTCTAAACCACTCATTAAAGATCAAATTGTAAGCGCGGAAAGGAAGCGCATTAACCTTAAGCGCTTCATTGACATTTGTCGGAAGGCCGAAATAATCCCACAACGTTTGATTCTGAACATTCGTGCCGGAAACTGTAGGAATTAAAAAGTCCGTCGAATCGGAAGGATTTTTCTGCTCACCATTAAATTTCTGCCAGTTGTCCCAAACGAGGCGGTTTGGAACAAAGAAGAAGAAAGTCTCCAAATAAAGATTGTCCATAAACGGCACAATCGGCGTAGCCAAACGAGCAAACAAAGTAGCCGTAAGCTTAAACGAATCTCCTGGAAGAACTTCGTCAACGTAAAAGGGTACAAGAAAACCAGAATTAAAAGTTGTCTTATATCCATGGGAACGATCGAAAACTGATCGAGGAATTTGAGTCGAAGGAATCTGAGAAAACAAATGCTGAGTAGAACGATTAACTGATGACATCTAAAAATCCATAGCTATAGATAACAAAAAAGGCGGCTAAGTCCGAAAGCCCTCTCGACCTAGCCGCCTACGGCTCTAAAACCAAGACTAAAAAAGCTCTATCACCGTAAGGCAAAGCATATACCACAGATCAAAGAGAAAGCAAACATTCGAGCAGTGCGTTGGGTACCCGCACGTGCATCGGGGTGTCACCGGAACCAGTTACATCAAGTAAGTAACTGGTTCCGGTGTGTACCCGTGCGCAAATCGTTGAGATATCTAAAAAAAAAGATCGCCGCAAGCGGCGATCGAAGGGATTTTGAAGAAATGGAAATCATCCCTTATATGAGTTATTAGTAATTACCCGTTGTTGTCAGAAGCAGACGGTTTAACATCTGTCGCCGGAGCGGACTGAGGTTCTTTAGGAGGCTCAGGAATCTTAGTCTCCTCAGAAGCAACAAAGCCAAGCGCCTCAAGCTTACTCCTCTGTTCAGGATCATCAAGCGCCCGAAGAAATTCGGCGGGAGAGTTACTAAAAGAAGCGCGAATGTGCGATGGCAAACTTTCAAAGTACTCTGTGGCACGAGCAACAGAATTCTGAGCAGTCTGAAAATCTGTGACGTCAGAAAAGTCACCGAACTGAATCGGGCGCTTTGGCGAAAAAGGATCAGTCAAAAAGCCAGTCTCAGCATATTTCTGAAGGATGTTATCAATCATCGTTTCATCTTTAAAGTGCTGTTGGGTCATTGAAGGGTCTGTAAAAACGATACCTTCAGCCGTAGCATTTGTGTGATTAATTTTGAACTTCATATAAGCTCCATATAAAAAAGTCCTCACACTATGCAAGGACTGATTAGAAGAATCTCCGTGTTGCGGCCGCGTCTGTACTTAGACTTCAGCCTTAGCAGGCGCGGCCGCTTTGAGGTCCTCAATCGTAGATACAAAAGCTGTCGCAGCGGCGATCTGGGTCGGGGCAGAAGCTACAAGCTCTCCAGTTTCGTCAGAATACTGACCAATTTCATACAAGAAAAAATCGTCAGGATGCTGACCGACGGTAGTACGACTATCACGAACAAGATCAGAGAAAGACCGAGATGCATCAGCGGCAGAACGACTGAAGAACGGCGTATTAAAAACCTGAAGTTTCGAATCGAAAACGGAAAAAACTTTAAGGATCATGATTGATTCTCTTCCATAACGCGCCTGAGTTTAGCGGCTTTCAATTCTTGGACGCGCTCACGAACTGAAAGACGATGAGGCGAAGTCTCGCCAGTATCTTCAAAATCACGTCCTCGTTTTTCGCGAAGACGCTTAATCTCTTCATAACGAACAATATCAGAACGCTCCAACAACTTATCAAAATAAGCTGGAGGATTCATCATAATCTTCTCACTAAGAACAAGTCGATCATTAGTATAAATATCAGTCATATACTTTTCACAAAAGTCATGACCAACGCCAGGTTTAAGCGAGCAATGACAAAATTCAGCAACCTTACCATCATAATGCTCAAGCTTTAAAGGACCTGTAATTTTCTTTGTCACATAACGAGCAACGTAAGCCGCAGTCTCAAAATTGACTGCACCAATTGAACTAAAACCATAGGGCCAAAGTTTCTCAAGCGTACGGCTACGATATAAGTTATTGCCTCGACGGATCGACCAGAGCTGTTTATCTACAAAAGTAACGCCAAAAATGATGGCGTGATAGTGAGGACGACCAAGCTTATCGCCATATTCACCACACATAAAAAAGCGAAGCTGTTGACCAAAACGACTCATGAAGTATTTACGCATGCGCTTCATGAACAGCTGAAAATGCTCGTAATGAAGTGAGCCATCGGCAGGCAAATGAGCATCATCATAAGTCAGCGTAAGAAACATGTTGTTCTTATGTGACTTAGCTTCAACAACACATCGAGCAGCCCATTCACGAGACTTAGAAAGCCTGCAACCAATACATTGGCCGCAAGGAACTTTGAACTCAGAAAAAGGAATAGCTTT